AAATGTTCCGATTCAATGTATTTATTTTAAGGAAAGAATAAGTAAAATACACCCTATAAAAGATACTATAAGATTTATTAAACTATTGTGGAGGTATTATTGTGAATAAGCCTATTATGTTTTACCATGTAGATACATCTAATCGTGGAGATTGGGCTATTAAAAAAAGCATTGTAGAAGCTATTTCTAAGTATATTGATGTGCCATTTTCATTTTTTAGTGTTAAAAATGATGAATTAACTGAACAAAGGATATTAAAACAATTAAATACAGATTGTTCTGTTCTGATGGTCGCTGGAAGTGGGCTTTATACTAATTACCCTAAATCAAGCGGATGGTATTTTCCATGTTCGACTAATTTGTTTGAAAAAATAAAAGTGCCTATTATATTATTTGGATTAGGAAATAATCAAAATTTAAGGGGCAATGTATTAAATGATGAATTAAAAGACGAAACTAAAAAAAGTATTAAGTTGATAAATGACTTAGCTATTGTTTCTACAGTAAGAGATAAAAGAACTTTTAATATGTTAAATAATTTAGGTATAACTAAATGTAAACTCTTATTAGACCCTGGAAATTTCTTAGAAGTTCCTAAAGTTAAAAAAGAAAAACGAGTTGCAATTCAGATTGCTCAACATGCACCAATTTTAGGTAGATTTGACGGAACGACTGAATTAAGAACCTATAATGTAAATGCTTATGCTGAAATATCTAATTATTTAATAAGCAGGGGATATTCAGTAGTATTTATTTCTCATGATGCGTTGGAAAATAGCTTAATTGTTGATTTAAAGAAATTAGTTCCTGAATTAGAATATTTAAATTCAGATAATTTAGATGAAATGCTAAAAGAGTATGCTAAATGTCAGTTCAGTATTGGAATGAAGATGCACTCAAATATTATGTCATTTGCAGCAGGAACGCCTTTTATTTCTGTTTATTATGATGTAAAAACTCTTGAGTATTTAAAAATGATAAATTGGGATTATAAGGTATGTGTATTTGATAAATACCAAGATGACTTAAAATGGGAAGTAGATTATATGATAAGTGAAATAGAAGAAAAAATAACTATATTTGAAAATCTAAAATTACAACATCAACCAATGTTTGATAAAGAAATAAAAAATATATGCAATATTATAAAGACTTCAATTTAAAAAATTATAATTCTTTTCATCTTGATTCTGTAGCTAAAGAAATTTATTTCCCAGAATCTAATGGAGAACTACAATCTTTACTTATAGAATTAAAAGGTCAGAAATTTCATGTTCTATCTTATGGAACAAATGTTCTATTAAATGGAACATTAAATAAAATTATTTGTTTAAGAAAAATGCCAAGCAATATTTGTTATGGTTTAGACAATGTAATGTCAGTAGATGCTAATCTATCTTTCAATATATTTATTAATGATATTATAAAACATAATTTAAATGGTATTGAAGGATTAATTGGAATTCCAGGAACTATAGGAGCAGCTATTTATGGAAATTCTGGTAGCGGAAATTATTGTATTTCTGATTATTTAGAATCTGTATGGACTATAGATTATAATGGAATATTTAATAGTTATTATAAAGAAAATTTACAATTCGGAAGAAGATATTCCATTTTTCAAGATAAAAAGGAAATAATATTAGATGCTATATTTAAATTTAATAAACAAGGAATAAATCAAGATATTATAAATAAAACTATTGAATATAGAAAAACATTACCTAAATATCCAAGTGCAGGGGGATTGTTTAAAAATTGGCACGCATTAAAACCATATGAAAAAGAATTGATAGGATTTCAAATTGGTGATGCAGAAGTATCAGAAAAAATAAATATAATAATAAATAAGGGTAATGCTACTTATAATGATATTATTTCTTTAATAGAAATAATAAAATGTAGAGTAAAAGAACCACTTGAATTAGAAGTAAAAATATTTAAGGATTAATCATGAAAATATTGTGGCTTTATGGAAGCAATGAAGAATGGGATGCTATTAACCATTGGTATCATATGGATTGGGCTGAAGTTATTAAACAACAGCCTGGCGTTGAATTAATCGCTTATGGCTGGAATTTAGAACAAACTATATGGAAAAATTTAGCTCCAATTACTTTTAATACTTCTCTTGATGCTAAAGATTTGAAAAAGGATTTTAATTTCGATGTAATTATAATGGATAATAAAAATAGATTTTTTAGAAATCCAAAGAAAAAGAAAACTACAGGTTGGTTATCAGATAACTTTTTTGATGGAGTTGACAATATACCAAAAATTATGATAGAAGGAGATTATCACCAACATAAATCACAATATTTAAATGAAAATTGGTTTAATAAATCTAAAATAGATTTGCTTTTACATAGGCATATTAGTAATATAGAAAGGTCTAAAAAAGATTTTCCAGATATTGATTGTGCTTGGCTTCCTTGTTCTGTAGATATTAAAAAATTTAAACCCAATAATTTAATAACAAGAATTCCTAAAATTTGTTTTATAGGTGGATGGTCTCCTGGATTATATACTTACAGAAACTTAGCTGGAAATGCTTTAAAATCAACAGAATTATTACAGAATTATACTAAGAGATTATTAGGAAATGACTATATTAATTGCTTACAGTCTTATGTTTCCCATATAAATTGTTCAAGTAAATATAGCATAACAACTGCAAAAATGTTTGAAATAATGGCAAGTGGGTCTGTGTTATTTACAGATGCAGCAGAAGATTATGGATTATCTGAACTTTTTCCAAATAATTCATATTGCACTTATAAACGAGATGGAAGTAATGTTATAGAAAAAGCTAAATTTATAATAAACGAGCCAGCCTATAGAGATTCAGCAACAAATAAAGCAGTTAAATGTATGCAAGAAAAACATACTCATGAAATACGAGCCAAAGAATTGATTAAAATAATCGAAAAAAAATTCAATATTAGTGAATCTTCTCTGCCCTTAAAATTAAAAATGATAAATAAAATGTGTTCTATTGATGAAATTCAAAAAATATTGCAAATTAAACAATCTAATTTACCTGATACATCTATTGCTTTGAATAATAATAAATTAACTATATATGAACTATATAATAAAATTAGTTCTTTAAATATAAAATTTTGGTTATTAAAAGAATCGTGTTTAGAAGTTATGCTTCATTGTAAATTACCAGAAAATCAATTAACTATAGGAGTAGAAACATCTGAAATAAAGGAATTAATAAAAAATGCGATACAGGATGATAGGGTAATTATTTTTATTGAGCCAAATAGATTTGTTAAAAAAATGATGAGAATACACGAAAATGGAATACTTGTTCCTAAACCTGTAGTAGAATATTTGGCTAAATTGTATGGGAACGAAATAAAAATGGATATACAATGAAAATACTTTGGCTATACGGATTAATGCCTGGATATGACCATAACCATTGGTATCATATGGGCTTTGCTAAAATACTTAAACAGCAAAATTCTCAAAATTTATTAGCTTATGGATTTGGCTTAAAAAATTTATATCCAGACTTAGCTCCTATAGATTTTGATAGCAATATTACTGCATCTGATTTAAAAAAAGAATTTGATTTTGATGTAGTTATTATGGATAATAGATATAGATTTTTTCGTAGATTAAATAAATTACAATATAGTAAATTTTTTAATAATTTAACTAATGTTCCTAAAATTATGATTGAGGGAGATTTTCATTTACATAGACGAGAATATTTAGCTCAAAATTGGTTAAAAAATAATGAAATAGATTTAATATTACACAGGCATTTAAAAAATCTTATTTTAGGAAAAAAATTATTTCCTGAAATAAATCATTTATGGTTTCCTTGTTCAGTTGACACTGATATTTTTAAACCTAATTTAAGTATTAAAAGAATTCCTTTAATATTTACAATAAATTATGGATTTGCTACAAAAATTTATCCATATAGAAATTTAGTAACTAAAATTTTAGAACCTGAACATTTAATTAAAAAATCTAATGGTGTTTTAGAAAGCACAAATTATATAGAATGTTTACAATCTTATATTTCACATATAAGCGATTCAAGCGTTTGTCATGTAGATGTAGCAAAAATGTTTGAAATAATGGCTTCTGGTTCTGTGCTGTTAGCAGATAAGGGAGATGATTATGGATTAAAAAAATTATTTCCTATTAATTCGTATTGTTCTTATAAAAGAGACGGAAGTGATATTATTGAAATGGCTAAATTAATTATAAATAATAAAGATTATGTGCAAGTTTTAACAAAAAATGGAGTAGATTGTATTAATAAAAAACATAGTCATATAATAAGAGCTAATGAATTGATAAATATAATTAAGGATATATTATGAAAGTTGCTATCATTCTTACAACTTTTTTAAGAGACAATTTGCTATATAAAACTCTACAAACAATTGTAGATAATCCTGTAAGCGATTGTATACTTTTGATTGCAGACCAGGGGTATTCATCAGATGAGAAAAGCATTACAGTTGATTATACAAAATCTCAGATACCATGCGAATATTATAAATTACCATTTGATTGCGGTGCATATTTTGCTCGTAACTTTTTAGTTAAAAAAGCTCAGGAATTAGGATGTGATTATTGTTTGATTTCTGCCGATTCAATTCAATTTAAAGAAAAATATAATTTTGAACCCATTATTAATTTTTTAAATAGTAATGAAAAAATAGCTCTTTGTGGCTTTGAATTGGAAGACAGCAAATGTGCATGGGAGTATGAAATGGAACTTACTAAGAAAGGTATAAAATTTTTATATCCTACTAAATTTATAACTGTTAATGAAATAAAATATACAAAAGTAGATATATGTAGAAATATATATCTTGCAAAAACAAAAGCATTAATTGACAGTCCTTATGATGAAGAATTAAAATTAGGTGGACATGAATTAAATTTTTGGAATTTAAAACAAAAAGGTTGGGAATGTTATTGGACTGATTCTTTAATATTTAAAAGAGTTTCTAATACTAATAATGAATATTCTGAATATAGAAAAAGATTTAGTGATTATTTACAAATAGCTAAACAAAAATTAGGAATAACTGGATGGGTAATTTACCCTCCAAAGATTAGGACAAAAAATAATTCTAAATAATCATAAGTTATTATAAATAAAGGACTTAAACATGACAAAAAATAAGACAAAAAAAGAGAAAATAATAAAACTTATTGATATAACTAAGATACGCTTTGGTATAGAAATTGAAGTTGAATTTTCTAATCCAGAATTGGGAGATAAACTAATTAAAAGACATAAAGTTCTTGATGGCTGGACTATAGATTACGATGGAAGTTTGGATGGGGGAGCTGAATATCGCCCAAAAAATAGCAATCATCTTTATTGGAACGAAGAAACTCTAATGGAAATTAAAGAAATTCTTGCTCTTATAAAGTGCCACAGAGGAAAGGTAAGCAAACGCTGCGGACTCCATATTCACATTGATTGTAAACATTTCTCAGATAAACAAATTTTATTCATTATAAAAGAATTTATTGCTTGCCAAAAATATATTGTTAAAACATTTGAAGTCCATCCAGATAGATTAAAAGAAACTTGTCAATTGCTTCCAAGAGAAGGAATATCTAAATTATCAGAAATACAAATTCATAATTTCAGAAAACAAAGTCAAGAATGGAATTATGATGGATATGATGGCTTACTTGATGAAAAATATCAGGCGTTAAATATTTCACATTTAGCTAAAGGAAATTATTCTACTTTAGAATTTCGATTATTTGATTCTACTCTATCATATAAAAAATTAAAAGCTCAAATAAAGTGGACTTTAGAATTTATTAAAAGGAGTGTTGAGCGTGAATAAATGTAAAATTTGTAAAATTCCAATCAGTAAATGGTCTATATTAGGATATTGTAAATCGTGTTCTAATAAATTTGCACACAAACGAGAAATAACCAAGCATTATTGTATAAACTGTAAAATAAATGAAATTAGTATAACCAATTTTTTATATGGAAAACAAAGATGCAGAGTTTGTTCAAAACCAAAAATTAATCCTATGTTTGGTAAGAAAAGACCAGATTTAATTTTAAGAAATATAAAAAATAGAAAACATCCTATTAATCATTGTGTTGATTGTAAAAAAATAATTGCAATTCAATATACCAGATGTGAAAAGTGCTGGCGTAAATTTGCTGTAGGTAAAAATCATCCTTGTTTTGGAAAAATAGCATCTCATGGAAAATGGTCTAAATATAAAAATACTCGGATGAGAAGTTCATGGGAAATAAAATATGCAAAATATCTTGATAATCAAAAAGTTAAATGGTTCTATGAACCAAAGGCGTTTGACTTAGGTAATACAACTTATACTCCAGACTTTTATCTTCCTGAAACTAACGAATATATAGAAATAAAAGGATATTGGAGAGATGATGCAAAAATAAAATTTGAATTATTTAAGCAAATATATTCTAAAATAAAAATAACAATTTTAATGAAAAAAGAACTGAAAAAATTAAAAATAATATGAAAACTCTTACATTAGCCCTTATGGTCAAGAATGAATCTAAGGTAATAGAAAGATGTCTTTCTTCTGTGAAAGATATTGTAGATTATATGGTAATAGTTGATACTGGAAGCACAGATAATACAATTGAATTAGTAGAAAATTTTCTTATAAATAATCATATTAAAGGAGAAATTCGTAAAAAAGATTGGAAAAATTTTGGTCATAATAAAATAGAAACTATTAATTTAGCAAAATCACAAGCTGATTATATTCTTTGGATGGATGCAGATGATGTTATTATAAATGATAAATTTGATAAAAATCAATTAGTGGATGATGCTTATTATTTAAGATATGATGGAAATCTTGATTATGTTAATTTAAGAATAATAAAAAGTAATTTAAATTGGAATTGTGTTGGTGTAGTTCATACTTATTTAGATTGTAAAGAAGCTAAACAGCCATTTAAAGAATTAAATACATTAAAAATTAAAACTTTTAATGATGGGTCTACTGATAGGGATGATGTAAAATTATTATTAGATGCCCTAAAAGCTGAACCAAATAATAAAAGGTATCATTTTTATTTAGCACAAAGTTATAAAGATAAAGGTGATTATAATAATGCTATTATTTATTATAAAAAAAGAATTGATTTAGGTGGATGGGAAGAAGAAATATTTTATAGTAAATATATGATTGGTTTTTGTTATGAAAGATTAAAAGAAATAGAAAAAGCAAAAAGTTGGTATTTATCTGCATATGAATTTAGACCATCCAGGGCAGAACCTTTGCATAAATTAATTGTATTATGTAGATATTTAAAAGAATTTAATCAAGCATATTTATTCGCAAAAAAAGCTAATGAAATATCATATCCAAAAGATTTACTTTTTATAGAAAAACAAATTTATTATTTTAGAATATTAGATGAATTGGCTATCGCAGCTTATTGGATAAAACATTATAGAGAATGTAGACAATTATGTAATATATTATTAAAAAAAGAACTACCTAAAGAAGATAGAATTAGAATAGAAAATAATTTAAAGTATGCAGAAAAAGGGATAATCAATTGAATTCATATTATATAAAATTAGTTCTAATGGCTTATTGGAGATTTAGAAGGCAGTGTTTGTGTGCCAACGAAGTTGGTTATGGAATGTGTTTAGCAGATATTATTGTTTTAAAACAAAATAATTATATTCATGAAATAGAAATAAAAACATCTAAATCAGATTTATGTATTGCAGAACTTAGAAAAAAGAAACATGATGAAAATAAAAATCCTCATAGTAGAAAACCTCATTATTTTTCTTTTGCTGTTCCTACTGATTTAATAGAAGATGCAAAAAAGATTATAGAAAAATTAAATCCTAATTATGGGTTAATAGAAATAACAAATGAATTCTTTGGTTATAATACTTATCCTGTTACAACTATAAAATTGCCAAAATTGTTACATAATGATATTTCTCAATTAGATTATTGGAAAGAAAAAATAAGTTACAGACTTTGTTCAGATTTAATCGGTCATATGAAAGAAGCTCAGAAGGAGATAAATAATGAAAAAACTACTTAACATCAATAAAATCAATAAGTTATATAAAAATAGTTGTATTTATACCTATAATTTGCCTTTAAAGGGGCAAAAACAGCAGTCAAATTTAACCCATACATACAGCCAAACTACCCTATCAAATGCTGCTGTGGCTAATCTGTGCGAAGAAATAGCCCGAAATTACCCCATATGTCCTAATTGTCATAGGTCTTTGCCTAATAATACCTTTTTACATAAAAATAGCAAATCGTGTATCTGGTGCAGGGCTTGACACAGTAGATAGTTTTATGGTATACTATATATAAAGAAAGGTGGATACCATGTTAAAAAAATGGATATATCAAAAATTACTTTATCTTACTAATAATGAAAAAATACCTGTTCAGGAATGGAGAAAAGATGAAATAGAATTCGATATTATCTTTTTTATTATTCTAATTATTAGTATTATATTAGGTCTTGGATGCTGGATAGGAGGGGTAGTATTTAAATTTAAAGGATTATTAATTCCTAATCCTGTCCTGTCAGAAATAGGTTCTATTTTAATTGAAGGTGGATGGATTTTTGTAGGTGTTATATTTTTTATAGAGGCTTGGGATTCTGTAAGACACAATCGAGAGGATTGATATGATATTTATTATATCTCTCATTATAATAATCTTCTTTCATGAATTAGCACATTTAATTGTAGCTAAATTAGTTAAATGTCCAGTGGATGTGTTTTCTGTTGGTTTCGGAAAACCAGTCCTATTTTCTAAAAAAATTGGAACTACCATTTATCAAATAACTCCTTGGATACTTGGTGGCTACAATAAATTACAAGATGAATTATCTTTTAATAGAAATCCAAATACATTTCCTAATTTAAAATATAGATATAAATTTTTAATAGCTGTTGCTGGATGTGCTATAAATATTATAATGGGTTTAATTAGTTATTTTTTAGGATTGAAATTAAAAAATTTTAATCTATCTTATTTTGGAATGATAAGTTTTTTTATGGGAGCAATGAACTTCTTGCCGATTCCAGCTCTTGACGGAGGTCTTGTAGTTTACTTACCATTATGCATAAAAATGTTCGGTCAAAAAAGAGGATTGATATTCTTTGGTAAAGTAAGCACAGTATTTTTTATTGTTTTAATGGGATTAAATATAATATTTTTACCTTACTTAATTATGTTAATATATCAAGGGAAGATATGAAGAATAAAAAATTAATGTGGCTCTATGTTTTATCTGCTTCGATATACTTCGTTCAAGGAATTGAAGGTTTACCTGGACTTAGTATATTTGCATTTATGAAAGAACATTTACATTTCAGTCCATCTAAAATAATGTATATTGGTTCTTTGGTATCGTTAGCCTGGCTGGTAAAACCTTTATTTGGATTTATATCAGATAATTTTTTATCTAATAAAAAATGGATTTTAATTTCACTATTAGGTAGTTTAGGAATTTGTTTATATTTGGGATTAAGTCCTTATATTCCATTATTTATTTTAATACCCATTTTAATGTTAGCAAATGTAAATGCTGCTATGCGAGATGTGAGTTGTGATGGGATGATGTGTATTACAGGTAAAAAAACAAATACCTGTAATAAAATACAATCTATTCAATGGATTAGTATTACAGTTGCGTCTATTTTTGTAGGATTGTTTGGAGGTTATATAGCAGACCATTATTCATATAAAATAGGATATTTATTTTTAATTCCTATCTATTTAATAATTTTAATTATTGTATCAAAATATAAAACAATTGTATCAAAAAATAGAACACATGTTCAAAAAAATGAACAATCATTATTACAATCTATTTTATCATATAAAGAATTATTCACTAATAAGCAATTTCTCTTAGGTTGCTTATTTTTATTTGTTTATAAATTTGCCCCTGGCTTTGGAACTCCTTTAAGTTTTATAGAACGAGATACTTTTGGATGGTCTTATACATTTATGTCTATTTTAGGTGCTGTAGGTTCAGTTGTTAGTATTATAGGAGCTATAATTTATTATAAAATAAGTCATAAATTAAATGTTAAAAAAGTATTATTTTGGAGTATATTCCTTGTTGGTATAACTAATTTGGCTTACCTTTATTTTACACCAGTTACAGATGTTATTTATACCATTATATTCAGTTTTTTAGGAATGTTTATATTTCTTAATACCATGACCTGGATGGCAAAAAATACTTTATCTGGAAAAGAAGCTACTTCTTTCGCTTTATTATGTAGTATAAATAATTTAAGTGGAACATTATCTACATTAACAGGAGCTTGGTTATTTCCGTTATTGGGATTAAAGCTAATTATTGTGTTAGCTTCCATTTCAGCCTTTGCTTCTTTACCTATTTTAAAGAAATTAGATATTAAATAACCTGAAAGGAGAATCAAATGAAAGAAAAACCTGAACAGTATGAAAAAATAGTAAAATATTCACAAGAATATTATGAGGGAGAATTAAGTAAAGATAGATACCTTTTTCTTTATGGAGCTATCGAATTAGATACTGCTTATGAAATAAATACAAAATTACTTGTTATGGAAAAGGAAAATAAAGAAAAACCTATTTATTTAGAAATAAATTCGCCTGGTGGTTCAATTATAGATGGTCTTGCTATAATAGACACTATGCAACATATTAAGCCCGAAATAATCACTATAGTAAGCGGATTGGCTGCTTCTATGGGAGCAATAATTGCTTCTGCTGGAGATAAAAGATACGCCTATCCAAATGCTCAAATTATGCTTCACGCAGCATCTGGAATGGTTGGAGATTATATGAATCATATGAAGGACAGAACTGGATGGTTAGAAAAAATAAGCAATAGAATAAAGAAAATCCTGAAAGAAAAAACTGTATTAACAGAAAAAGAATATTTTAAAATGGATAATGGAGAACTTTGGCTTAATTCCAAAGAAGCTCTTAAATTAAAATTAATTGATAAGATAATATGATAAAATGTCCTATTTGTAATAAAGAAGCAAAAATAGATGAAGATTTAATATATCATTGTTATAGATGTGATATAACATTTATCATATGTTATCTTAAAGATAAACAAGTATATAGAATATTATGATATTAAATGAATGTATAATTATTGGAGGTGGAGATTCGATATCTATTGGTGTATCTTTGGGTCTTAAAGAAAAAATAAAAGATAAATTTGTTATAACTACAAATTTTTCTTCCTACCATTTCGATTCTACCTTTACATCTTGCATGGACAATTCTTTTTATATAGGTAAATTAATATCTAATTCTGATAAAATAAATCAAGAACATGTCAATCATTTAAAATCCCTTCCGCTTATTGTAGCACCTAAAGCCCATATTAGAGCTGATATTTATAATAATACTGTTTTAACTAAAAAAATAAAGCCTGGAGCTTTAACTGGTATTTATACATTAAATTTAGTTTCTTATTTAATGAATTATAATGGAATTATTTATTGTTTGGGTTATGATTGGACAAGAAAAACTGAAGAAGAAAAAAAGAAAAATATATTAGCAAAAACTCACTATTATGATAATATTAAACATCGAGGCACAGGATTTACAAAGTATTACGAGAATCACAGAGGAATAGAATTTAAGGAATTATTAAAATATAAAAATTTAAAAATATATAATGTTAATCCTGATAGTAATTTGGAATATTTTCCTAAAATTACATATGAACAAATGTTTGAATCATTAAATAAAGAAAAATATAATCAAGAAGAAATACGAAAAGAAATTAAATTGCAGTTCCTGTAATATCATAAGGTATAGAACTAAAATAAAAATCAGTTAAAGTTCCTGAATTATCTTCCCAATAAAAACTCCCTGGAGTTGTTGGTAAATTTTTGCTATCATCTCCGTTTCCACATCTAAATTGTCGTAAATTAGTATATAAACTTTTTGCAGATATTTTATTTAAATAATAAGAACTGCTATCTGAAATATCCACAATCATTTTAGTAGGACTTCCAATTTGCAAACTTGGATAATGAAAATGCCCCAAATTACCAGTATACCAATAATTAAATAATTGAATTGGAATATTTATTACATGATTTATAGAATACCATGTTGCATATGTCCATACATATGATGGTGAACTATAAGTTCCTCCAATAACAACAATATTTTCAGATAAATTTCTTTTAAAAATTTCACTTGTAAATTCGCTATGAGCAGACGAATTAACAGAAACATTTATATTATTATCTGCAAAAAGAGATACTCCCAATCCACCCTTAGTAAATCCATTTGTTAAACTAAATGGATGGGTTTCATCCCATCTTGTATGAATAGGAACATCCATTGATTCATTAAAATAAACATCGTTATCTATATTACAATTATCTAACCAATTAACCAAATCAAATGTTTCTATTCTTGTAAAATTAAAAGTTAGTAATACTGTTCCCGAAACTGTAATGCTGTCTTGTTCAGAAGTAATGCCATTAAAAATTATTTTTACATCATAAAGTCCTGTCGCCAATACTATATTTTTTGGATGTTCTCCTGCGTTTCTTGCAGCATATCCTTGATTTATCCATGTTGGAGAAGAATGTAATTTAGTATATATAACAGCATAATCGATTGTTGCCATTCCATCAATTGAATTTATTTCTTTTCCTTCTGGATTATGGCAATGAACTGAAATTTGAGTTGCACCAGCAAGTATATTTAATATATCTTCTATTTCATCTAAACTAACTTCTGCTATCCAATTAAAAGCCCATGTTTTCCATGTGCTATATCCATAACCAGCAGCAGTTAAAGCTGTAGCTAAAGTATATCCATATGAAGGAAGTATTTCTATAAGTCCATCTCTTAAACAATTAATATCTGATTGTTTTACCCAATCAGAAAATGTATGAGAAATAGGAGAAAATCCCATTGCTACCCTTTTTTCATTTAAAAGAGTTAATATAGAATTCCATCTATTATCACCTATCCAATTTGACATAATTATATTATTCCAAGTTTTTGTAATTCTTTTTTTTCTAAAATAGATAACTTAATATTCTTATATAATTTTTTAAATATTTTAAATTTCTTTAAAGCATCTTCCCTCCAATAACCTTTTATTTCTATATATAAATCCTGTTCTGGTAAATAGAAATCTGGAGTATATGTTGTTTCTCCTAAATCAAAAGTTTTGGATTCGTAAATCCATTTAATCCTCTGTCTATCTAAATATTTAGCATATGCTATTTCCCATGAACTTCTCATCCAAATTCCTTTATATTTACCAGATTTCCCATGATATATTTTACCAAAAGTTCCGCTTTTTTTACCTCTAAAATCTGCATGATTATCACTTAATTTTTTTCTATATTCTTTACTATATAAACCAATTGTTCCTTTATTCCAAACATCATAATAAGAATTTTTTCTTGCATTTATTTTATAAATTTTAAATTTATTCTGTATTACACAAACACTGCAATTAAAAAAATTCGCTATTTTTTGTAAAGTATATTTTTGTTTAATATATAATTTAATTAATTCTTTTTTAGAAATATGATATTTAAAATTTCCATTGAATTTTCCTTGAGCATTGCATTTGCAACATCTTATTGCTCTATTATCTATTAATTTTTTACATATCATGCATTTTTTATTTTTGTTATAATTATATTTTTTCATAATTAATCAGGATAGTAGATAGCATATCCAGGATTTTTATAAACTATAAATTTTTTATCTACAGAACTCCACATCATAGTAACTATATAATCTGCATCTTCTGTAGGAATCGCTCCTGCTTCACATTCAAATGGTCTCCATTTTTCATCTACAGAATCATAATAAATATCCAATAAAGCTAAATTAGTATATGAACTTTCACCTTTATCTCCTATCCAAATATTATTGGAATCTAAATTTGTTGGTAATATAGGAGAAATAGAATTTTGCTTTATATTAGGAACTATTTTGGATAAATTAGCAACTGTTAATTCTAATGCTTTTAATTTATCTGATAATATAATATTTATTTTTTCCATTTCTATTAATTTTATTTGTAAATTTTTTATTATACCCATAATTACTCCTTATTCGTGAGCTGGAATACTTACACTTCTTTTATAATAATTTTCCGATTCTAAATTTATAGTAACTAAATAACTACCAACATCATAACTAATAGATTTTATATTTAATGCTGTGCATATACCAGCTATTGTAATTCTTTTTGTTAAATCTATTCCATAATATTCTATACAATCGAATGTAACCTGAATTTGTGCTGATATTTTTGTATCTTTATATTTATAATATTCTACATTTGCTATATCTGTTGCATATGCTGTATCATCCCATGTAGGTATTACAACAGTTGGAGGAGTTAAAACTACAGGGTCGTATGTTTGAGATTGACTTGGTAAAAGAGTTTTTTGTTCACCCCAACTTGAACTAACCTGAGTCCAATCTAAATATGTAACTCCATACTGTCTATTTAATCCAGATAAAGATAAATTTTTATATATAGTTCCTGTTCCAATTTCAAATGTATATGCGTTTGTAGTTTCTTCTACTACTTCTCCTTCATGTCCATATTCAGCTAATTGATATACTTCACATATATTTTCATCTGCCACTTGAGTATTTGTATAATAAACTTTTCCACCACCATCTATATCAAACCATCCTGCTTCTGAAATATAATTTTCTGCATAAATAGTTGGGTCATCTGGATATTTAGGTCTAAAAGCTGTTCTTAATCCTGCTCCCCACCATTCATTATCATGCCCTTTATGAACATCGTCTCCCATTATTACTTTTATTTTATCTATTTTATCTGTATCATCTTCTGCAATTGAATGAGAAATAACATCTCTTAACCCTAAATTAGAACCTATTGTTTGTCTATTTAATGTAATTATATCACCTGCACCTAATGTTTGTAATTTATAAGTTCCGTCTGGCTGAATATACCATCCAAATGTTCCACATTTAGATACTATTTGAGAAATTGCATCTGCTTCTCCTAATTCATTGTAGGTTTCATCTTCAGGAGTAAAATTTCCTATATCTTCTGGAAATGAAAGTGCAGCTAATGCTAATTTATAGGTTGAATATGTTTCTCCATGCCCCACAGAAAAATCAACAGTATTTCTATTTAATATATGATATTCATCTTCACATCGAATTGAAATTTGTTCATTACTTGAAGAAGATATACTTGTGATATATCCATGAAATTTTAATTCATTATTAAAATAAATATCAACAGAATGACCTTTGGTTGGTTTTAAAACACTATCATATGGTAATGCTAAAGAAAAATCTGCTTCCCAAGATGCATTTACTGTTTCCATCCATCTAATAGAATCTATATTAACATTCAACGATTCTGTAATATCTACTTCGTTTATTTTTACTTTAAAATATGATTTACCTAAAGCTGTTGCAGCATCTTCAAATTCTGCTGTAGCTGGAGTATAATCAGCTTCGTATAAACATTCTCCAACAGTTAAACGGAATTCATCTAAATAATAATTACCTACATGAGTTCCACCTATTTCTCCAATAGTCCAATCTGATGAAATATCTGCAAAATCATCAGTTCCAACATCAACTTCCTGAGCTTTTATTCCATCAATAAAAAATCTTATAATACTTCCTTTTCTTGTAATAGATATATTGTGCCATGTATCTTCCAGTAAAGGAAGATATTGCCATTCAGATAAAATATAATTTCCATCTATAAGAGACATAACTCCTATAAATATATCTAAGTCTGCATTTACTGATAATTGAATAACATTTCTATTATCCACATCTTGAAATTGTTTTAAAATTAAATTATAATCATTTGGGTTTGTTGGTAATGTATCAAAATTTATCCATGTTTCAAATGTAAAATCGTTTCCTGCTAAATGTAATTCTGAACTATCTGAAAAAGACCAATAGTCTGCTGAAACTCCTTGTTTAAATGATGCAGAACCAAATTTTTTATTTGCTGTTGTTATTTTTGCAGAATTATGGCTTGTAATAATTCTATGATAAAAAGAATTATCTATTGTTTCTTCTGATTCATTATATCCATTAAAATGTAATAATAAAACTGGATTTGTCATGTTTTTTCCTTAGTATGATAATACTAAAAATTCGCAATTATATTCTTGATATGATATTCTTAAATTTGTTGGAAATTCTATTTCATTAATTTTCTGAACTGTATAAGTCCAATCTGTTATCCAACTCGCACCTTCTTTATGTTCCATTAATAATGTTCCTGATGCTGATGTAATTGAAGATTTCATCGTATTCATCAAATCAGTAATAGCTTTATAATCTGCTCCAAGAATAACTCCAGATATAGTTATTCTTTGAGATTTTTTTCCACCTGGAATTAAAATAGCACCATCTCCTCTTGTTCCTTCTATAATTATATCTTTATTAGATGTTAAATTTGAGCCATTTTCCGATTGAACTGCTAAAAATTCATATGAATTAAATTTTATTCTTGTTAAATAGTCTGTCATAAAATATTCTCCTTACTTTTATTTTCCTTTATCTGTCATTGACCAAGCTATTCTTTCAACTAATGTAGCGAATTCTGGATTACCTTGCAATAATTCTGTTAATTTTTTACCTGATAAATTAGATAATTCATCTAATGTTCCTTTTGGTAAATTTATTGTTATACCACCGAATGATGGAGCAATAGTTATATTCTGAGATAAAGCAGTTCTTTCTTTTTCAATATTTGTAATAGCAGATGGTATATTTACAGCATTTTTTTCAGATATAGGAATAATTTGTCCACCCCATTGAGATGATTTTCCAGCAAAAAATTCCTGTGCTAATAATTGCTTATTTAATTCTGAAAATTTTTCCTGAAATATTGCATATGCACCAGACATTTCTCTTAAATAATTAAACGATATTGTTCCATTTAAAAATTTTGCTATAGTAATCGCTGCTTCGACTCCTTCTTCTTGAGCAATTTCATAAATCTTCATAGAATTAGAAGAAAGTTCATTTTGATGTAATTTTTCTCTTGTTAATTCTTTTTCTTTTTCTAATCTATAATCTAATGAACTTTTAATTGCATTTTCACCATATAACTGCATCTTCAAAGCAGAATCTAATTCAAATAATTGTCTTGAGCTTGCTCCTCTTATTCTTGCTAAATCTACTTCATGGGATATTAATTTGTTACTTGTTGCTATTGTTGTTTCTAATAATTTATTTTCTAATTCTCTTAATTTAATACTTCTTTCTTGTTCTGTTTCAAATTGAGATTCTGCTTTAGTAGTCTGTTCTATTTCTTTCAAAATCAATGCTATTTCGCTACTTTCTTGTGATTTTAATTTTATTAATTCTTCTTGATTATCTAATCTTTCTTTGTCCTTAAATCCTAAACTTCCTGTTAATTCTAATTCAAGTTTTGCTGCATCTGCAAGTAGTTTTTTATCAATTGATTGAGATTTATATGCTAATTTTTGTTTTTCTGCTTCAGTAGATTGTTCATTTAAGGATTTTTCTATATCTGAATTTATAGCATTAATAGTATTGCCCAATACCTGCAATTCTCTTTCTCCAGCAACCCCCACTTTACTTATATATTTTTCTATAGTATTTTTTTTCTGTTCTTCTAACATCATTTGCTTCGGTTTAAATTGAATTTCTACTTCTAAATCTATTTGGTCTAATGCTAATTGTTCACTTATGTTATCTATCTGTGCTTTTAATTTTTCAGGATTGCTTTTAATATTAAATTCTAAGTCAGGAAATTTTGTTTTTATATTTTCTAATACAGTATTTATTTTTTCTAAATTAGCAATATTTTCTCCTGTTTGTGGAGCTTTTTCTAATTTTTCTTTTATACTTATTAGTTCTGAAACAGAATCTATTTGACTTCTTCTATTTTTTATATCATTTAAAGTAACTGAATTTACTTCTTCGACTGCTAATTTCCAGGCTTTTTCTTTATCTATAAACATTGTCATCGTAATCAATAAATTTTTCCAAGAATCTAATGCTACTTTAAATGCACCAGTATTTGCCATAGAATCCGTTAAATCATTCCATGCACTTGCTACTGCTGTTAATTTAAATTTTGTCGTTTCTTGAATTATTCCAAAAGCTCTTTCTGCATTACCAGCAGCAGTTAAAGCTGTTATTCTTGCTTCTATTGCCCTATTATAATTCTGCATTAAAGCATTAAATACAGTCATCTGTCTCATAGACCCGACAGATTTTGCTATAGATAATTTTTCTGATTTTTCTAAACCTTCCCATCTTAGAGCTAAATCCCCTAAAATATCTGCATGACTTCTTAATTTATTAGTTAAAGCAGATGTAGCATTTCCTTGAGCATCTAAATAAAATGGAATTTTTGCTACTTGTTCTACTGTTTCTTTTCCTACAGTTAATAATCTTGCATATATAAATGATAATGCTCTTGCTGCTTCAGAACCAGATTTTCTTGTAACTTCTATAACAGCAGTAACATCTCCTAAAAATGAAGATACTGTAACTCCTAATTGATGTGCAGTAGCACCTGCAACTTTAGTAGCATCAGCCAAATCTTTAGCTGTAACAGCAAATTCTTTTTCTACTGCAACCCATTTATCCAAAATTGAAGTTGTATCTAATATAGGAATATTAAATCCTTCAACCGCAGCAGTTAAATTATCTACAACAGTTTTTATATCTGTTCCTAATGCTTTAGCACCAATCATTGCTGCTTTTGTTAAAACTATTGATTCTGAAACTGACCTACCTTGCTGAACAAATATTTGAGCTGCATCTAACGCTTCAGATGCACTTGTTCCATATACTACTGATAAAGATATAAGACTTGTTTTTAAATTATCAAATTCTTCAGCAGTTCCTTTACCAACTATTTTAATACGAGCCATAGCTTCTTCCATATCAAGTAAAAACTTAATCTGAGAAGAAATTAATGATGTTACTCCTTGAATAGCTGACCTCATTATCATCCATATAGGAGCAACTATTACAGCTCGTTTCATAGCATTTACAAAATCGCTCATTCCAACGGATGCTTTTTTTAAATCTTGGACATTAGTTTTTAATACCTTTCCTTGAGCATCAAATTGAGTAGTAACTTGTTTCATTACTCCAGATTGATTTTTTAATTTTTCAGTTACTACAGTTCCTGCTACATTTCCAAATTCATCATAAGTATTTTTAGATAATTTTAATATACTTGTAAATCCTGCTAAATCTTGAGATAAAGCACCCAATCCTGTTCCTGCTACTTTTGCTTTGTCTCCTATATTATTTAAAGCTGCTCCAGCTTTATTTACATTTCCAGTATCCCAGGGCAGAGTAAGTTGCTGTTCTACTTTTTTAGCTTCAGCAACTGCTTTTTCACTGCCAATTGTGTTGAATACTATGTTTATTAGATAGTTATAAAATGAGTCCATAAAATTACCTCTTATTTAAAAAATTTAAGATGCACATCGTGCTTTTTATTATTATCTTTTTTATCTTCTGTATCTTTCTTTTCCCTTTTAGATTGCCAAACGCTATATGCATCTTCCCTAACTTCTGATTTTAGAACATCTTTACTAACTTCTCCTGTAGATATATTTTGATTTAAATTATAATAAAAATATAAATAATTAATAAATAAATTCTGAATCTTACTTAAATCTATATCATTTCTAAATAAACGAACACCATTAAGTTCTTTAGATGCAGAAAATAAATTTAGATTCTTATTATTCTTAGCTAATTTTCGTATAAATTCTAACATATTTTATTCCTTACATATATTGTAACATTAGAGCATACTTTGTAGCCATTCCTATTAAACCTTCATCATCACATGCATTAAAATCTTCTAAAGTTTTAAATGCTTTTATATACTTGTCATTTTCTTTTATATATAATGATAAATAACTTATCCACTTTGCCACAGAATTCATTAGCTGATTTTCAAATGAATACATTAATAAATCTGATTTTTGTATCATTAAAACATTTATTTTTTGGTCTAAAACTTTTATTTCTTCTTCATATCCTTTTAAAATTGGTTCTTCTGCTTTTTTTGATAATGCTTCACCCAATTTCATCTGCAATCCAAATCTCTCTGATTCATATTTCTTCATATTGTTCATTATTTCTTCTATATCTATACCTTTTTCTTTGTATATTCTAATTAAATCTTTTTCGAATAAAACATCCTTATCCTTTAATAAATTAGTAAATTTTTTGCGTCTAAGGTCATCAAGTTCTTCTTTATCTCTCATAGTAAGAAGTCTAACTTGATATTCTTTTTCTTTATGTTTAAAATCTACTTTATTATCCTTTAATAGTTCTTCTATTCGGTCTAATTCAAATTTCTGATTCATTTCAACCAATATTTTCTGTGCCTCTTCCTTACTTTTTAATTCTTGTTCTTCCATACATCCTCCTTTTATATTTTACAAACTTTTTTATTCATTTTTTTATTCCTTACTTTTATTTGAAAATTCAAATATTATTTTCCCTGTTTGTAAAAAATCTCGCATATTTCTGTATTGCTCATAAATAACTTCTTTTATATTAGACTTTAATATATCTATTTCTTTAGATGTTATATAATCTCTATTTTCTTTTTTTGCTTGTTCTAATGATAAATCTATTCGTTTTAAAACTATTCCAACAGTTTTTTTGCTTTCGTTGTCCGAAATATAACTCATTATGCCCTGAAATGATTTTTCCATTAGAATTTCCTCAATTTTATAGATAATTTATTTAAATCTTTTAGTTCGTGTTCCCATATAATTATAGTTTTATATCCCTTGTGTTTATAGGCTTTTAATCTTAATTTATCTCTCTCAATATTTTCTGGTCTATTATGCCAATAATCTCCAAATAATTCTATTATTTTTCTATTTTTGATGTCTACAAAATCAGGATTAAAACTTTCTATCCAAAATTTTCCATTTCCTACATATCTAAATTTATCTCGTAATATATTTATTAATATTGTTTCTGGTTTATTTGGTTTAATTGACAATATTCCAGTTTTTAATCTTCTAATAGTTTCGCAACTTGAACATCTTATTGCTCTATAATCACTCAATTCTTTTTTACAATCTATGCAATTATTAATTTTTAAAGAAATACCATTATTAAAATTTGGATGATTTAATGGATTTTTATATCGTTCTTTAGTTTCACAAGATTTACATAATTCACTTTTTATTTGATACCCACTCAATTTTTTATTACAAATTTTACAATAATATTTTTTTATTGTTCTACCATCTATATAAGCAGGATTGTTTTCTCCTTTATATTTTATTTTTCTATTTAGATTATCGCATTTTTTGCATCTTATTGCTCTGTAATTTATTTTTGCATTGCAATCTTTACAATAATTTTGTTTTAAAGAAATTCCATCTTTATAGTTTGGATGGTTTTTCGGATTTTCTCTCCATTTAATATAACAATTCCAACAACGGATACATTTATTTGCTGTTTGCTTTTGACAATCAACACATTTATGCATAAGAAACCCTCTGGTCTAATAATATTTTTAATAAATCTAAGTCTATAGTAATTTTATTATTCATATGATTACTCCTAAACAAAAAGGCAGAGTATAACCATTAAAAATAG